TATACAAACTTTATCTTTCTTACTAACAGAGCAGATGCAGTTAAGATAGAAGAGGCAGACAGACGTTATAATGTTGCACCTAGACAAGAAACCAAACTAGAAGTTGACCATAAAGATTTGTTAGCTAACTTAGAAGTATTAGAACAAGAACTCTTTATAGTAGCTGGTGTGTTAAACAAGTTTCAGGTAGATGCTCGCATGGCACATACAGCACTAGAGAATGATGCGAAGAAAGAAATGAAAGAAGTATCTATGTCTATTATAGAAGAGTTTGCAAATGCAATACGTACACGCAACCTTGAATACTTTACTGATGTTTTAGATATACCACTGACAAACACATTTGACGCTGGTGGTATAAGCACGGCACAGCGCTATGTCAAAGATTGGATCTCTAACACTGACACGCAAGTTATACCATTAGCTCATTTCAAAGTAGTGTACGATGCACTCAACGATAGCCGTAATACTATATCGCAAAGAGAGTTTTCTAAGCGCATGTCACGACTAAACATAAAGACTTCACGTAAGCGTATTAGCAAAGATCGGTCTGCAGGTATACCCCGTGGAGTTGTGTTGACATGGAAAATAGATAATAATGTACGTGAACAATTAATTAACGAGCATTTCGACGAAAGGGATTTAGGCTTATTAGATAATGGAGAATCTGACACAACCCAATCGTCCAGACCTAATCTCAACGGTTGAGGTCACGGAGGATCTAGAACTTGGCTTAGTTCCAGCATGGTCTTATTCGGCCTTAAAAACCTTCGAGACCTGCGCATATCGCACGTATATATCCAAAGTAAAAAAAGTTCGTGAGGACTTCGGCCCAGCGGCAGAGCGTGGTACACGTATCCATGACGAAGCTGAAAAGTTCGTGCGTCATGAGCTAGCAGAATTACCAGATAGTCTTCGAAAATTTTCTGAGAAATTTTTTGAGCTAAAAACACTTTTTGCAGATGCAAAAGTCGAGACTGAAGGAGAATGGGGGTTTACCCTAGAGTGGGAACCCACAGGTTGGCTTTCTCCTGACACCTGGGCACGTGTAAAGCTAGACGCTCTTGTACATGAGAACGAATCATCAGCAAGAGTTATAGATTACAAGACAGGTAAACAAGTAGGCAACGAGATTGCTCACAGCCAACAAGCACTTATCTATGCTATAGCTACGTTCTATAGATACCCAGATCTGGAATCTGTAAACACGGAACTGTGGTATCTAGACCATGGAACCACTATGGAGCAGGCATACACGCGAGATGAAGCTATGATATTTATGCCAAAGCTACATGAGCGAGCTATTGCTATGACTACTGCTACTAAATTTGCACCCAACCCCAGTACATATAACTGTAGGTGGTGTTCTTTTGGTAAAGGTGCAAATCCCCATTGCGAATGGGGCATGTATTAAGTATAATTAACTATACAACGTTCACCCAATAAACACCGAACGTTTGGAGAATGAAAGATGAATGATGAAAAAAGCATCCCAGCGCCTTACGCGCATCAAAAAACCACAACAGATTTTATCGTCAATACAAAGACAGTTCTAATTACGTCTGACCCTGGTACTGGTAAAACTCGTGCAGTCCTAGACGCACATGCTATACTTGGAGGTAAGACTTTAGTCTTGGCGCCACTATCTATATTGGAAGCGGCGTGGGGGGAGGACATACGTAAGTTCCAACCTGATATAAAATATGGAGTAGCTTATGCAAAAAACCGTAAAAAAATATTTGAAGATGATACAAACGAAATGGTCATTACTAATTTCGAAGCCGTTAATTTTCTACAAAAGAATACACATCTCATTAAGAAATTCGATACTATCGTTATTGATGAGTTTACCGCATTTAAAAATCGAGAAGCAAAACGCAGTAAAAATCTCAGCAAAATTATCACACATTTTACTAATAGGATTGCCATGTCTGGTACTCCTAATAGTAATACTATTCTAGATATCTGGCACCCTGCGCTCCTCATCGATGATGGGGAACGCCTGGGTAAACGGTTCTATGCTTTCAGAAACCAGGTATGTACACCACGATTCAATGGCTTTGCCAATGAGTGGATAGACAAACCAGGTATAGAAGAAGCAGTAGCAGATAAACTTTCCGACATTTCGATACGATACGCTTTGTCTGATTGCATAGATTTGCCAGATAACATAGTACGTACAGTTAACACAAGGCTTACGCCTAACGTACAGAACATGTATCAACTCCTAGCAGAAGAGTCTGTACTCTACACTAAGCACGGCACGATCAATGCAATCAATGCCGCGGCCAGAGTAAAGAAACTTCTACAGCTGGTTACTGGTGCTATATACGATGAGGAAGGTGTGGTGCAGTTCGTGCATCAAGAAAGATACGACATCGTGATGGCACTAGTTGCACAGCGTCCATGTTCTTTGGTAGCGTTCAACTGGAAACATGAACGGGACGCATTAGTTGAGTTGGCACAGAAAGAAGGTTTTAGCTATGAGGTTATTGATGGTGAAGTCAAAGCTCATAAACGTAAAGAAATTGTAGAAAGATTTCAAGCAGGGCAAATCAAAGTTTTATTCTGTCAGCCACAGTCCGCATCACATGGCCTCACTCTTACACGTGCAAGTACTGTGATCTGGTGTTCGCCCACATATAATGCAGAACACTTTCAACAATTTAATCAGCGTATTTACAGAGCAGGTCAAACACAAAAGACTGAGACAATAATGATCCAAGCTAGAAATACTTGGGAACCTGAGGTATACAAAAAACTTAATACCAAGTTGGGTCGTATGGAAAATCTATTACATATCTTGAAGGAGGTAACATGAAGAAATTAAATGATTTACTGACTGAAGTATCTAAGGTCAGAGCTTCTATAAAAGAAGTACAAGATACAGAAAAAACGTTGAAGGCTCAACAAAAAGAATTAGAGAGTCAGATACTTTTACAAATGGAAGAACAAGGGTTGGATAAAATATCTAATCAAGTTTGTACCATTACACGTAAGAAAGAAATAGTTCCTACCGCGACAGATTGGGACGCAATCTATGAGCACGTAGAAACAACAAAACAATGGGAGTTGTTGCACAGACGTTTGTCAGCAACAGCTTACAGAGAACTCGTGGCATCAGGCATGGATGTGCCAGGTATCACAAGTACGGAGTTGACCAGAATAAACTTCAGGTCAGCGTAATATTAATGTTAGATGAAAGAAGGAGAACGTTCAATGTCTAATGATATAAGTATAGTAACGAGCACGATGCCAGCTCATGTAAAGAATGGCAACAACCTGGGCAATGAAAACATTGCATCAGAGCATTTGTCTACTCCACGTTTGAAACAGCTACAGCAGTTGTCAAACGAAGTAGATGAACAACACAGTGAATACATAGAGGGAGCCAAAGTTGGTGACTTTATTAACACTGTTACCAAAGAAAACTACGGAAAAGAACTTTTCCTAGTTAACGTACACTTCAAAGAAGAGTATGTTGTTTGGGTAAAACGTGAAAAAGGTGGTGGCTTAGTCGGCACGTATCCTACAAAGCAAGAGGCAATAGCCTTCCTTGAGGATAGCGGTGCAAAGGTCGAAGACCATGAGATCACACAAACACAAACGCATACACTGCTTAAAGTGGATGAAAAGACTGGTAATATTTCTGAGATACCATTCTTATTTGATTGTGCCTCTTCAAAGCTAAGAGTATCAAGAGAGTGGAACACACAGATAATAAGACTAGGGGGAGATAGATTTGCTTCTTTATGGAAATTATCTTCCGTTGCAACTACTAACAAAGCAAACCAGAAGTTTATGAACATCTCGGTTTCTAACGTTGGTTGGTTACAAGAAGAGGCTTATCTAAAAGCAAAGACTTTCTACGAAAGAACCTTTGCCTAGTCCGTGTATAGTGCCTGCGACAGTTAATGTCGTAGGCACACACGTATGTTATACTCATGATGTGCGTGAAAAGGAGTTCATCAACAAAGTGCATAAGCACTTACCTACATCCATATATCGTTGGAAGATAAACGACCCTTATCACGGCGGTGTGCCTGACACGTATTACTCAGGTAACAAAGGTAATTGTTTTATAGAATACAAATACCAAGAAGAACTACCTAAAAGAGATACATCAAAACTAAAAATAAATTTGAGTGCACAGCAAAGGATCTGGCTTACGACACAGCACGAACATAATGTTAATGTTCTCGTGGTGCTAGGAACCCGGGTCGGTGTGTACACAACACGAGACTTTCAATTAAAAGAAATCACAGTAAAAGAATTTAAAGATAACTGTATAAGTTTTGATAACTACATAAATAAACTAAAGGAGATATGCGAATGACTGATTATGTAAACTCACCACCTCACTACAACAGTGGCAACATAGAATGTATAGATGCAATTGAAGAAAGTATGACACCTGAAGCTTTCAAAGGTTATCTAAAAGGTAACATAGAAAAGTACATGTGGCGTTACGAAGACAAAAAAGGACTACAAGATGTCCTAAAAGCTCAATGGTATCTAAATAGACTGATAAAAACGCTCGAAAAAGAAGAAACGCTGTCTGAGGCACGTACAAGCCCGCCAACAGGTTTTTAATACTTTTGGACTAATACCCTTAGTTACCCTCACAAAATGCAATACAGAGCATTCTGTGAGGTCATTTTCTCGAGAAAGACCTATTTTTTGACCTAGGTTGCAATTTTAAGTTGCGAGGAGAATTATTTGCTGGGTTTCCATCTCTGTGGTGGATATCTATACCATCACCCTTTCTAACACGACCTTCTCTTAGCATCTGTCTACGTATTTTATTACGCATTGCACGTCTTTTCTTTTGCAAAGGTGTGCCCTGGTAGTTCTGATATTCTTTTTTATAGTTTCTGGCCATCTATATAGTATACACGGTCAATGGTTCTTTCTTTCCTTTTACTTCTATGGTGTCGTGCAACCAAGCCTGATCTACTTTCATGGCCGTACGTTCTCCGATTAATATATCTACACCTGCTTCTTTAGTTGCGGACTCTAATCGTGCGGCCGTGTTTACAGCATCTCCTATTGCAGAATAATCAAATCGTGTATCACTACCCATGTTACCTACCACAGCTTCACCTGTATTTACACCTATACCAATAGCAATAGGTTCAGGTAATTCATTCTGTAATATTTTCATTGCAGTGCGCATGTCCTGGGCACAGGCGACAGCACGTTTCTCATGTTCATCTATATCTAGGGGGCAGTTAAAGATGGCCATACATGCGTCGCCTATGAACTTGTCTACCATGCCACCATGGGCTTGGATACATTCAACTTGTTCTGTTAATACTTTATTCATTATCTTCGTGACTTCTTCTGGATCTAACTTTTCAGATAGATTCGTGAATCCTCTCACGTCCGTGAAGAGAAATGTACACGTGCGTTTTTCTCCTCCTAGCTTTAGTAAACTGGGGTTATCTTGTAAGCGTGCAACTTGCCTAGGGTCTAAGTAATGCTCGAACTGTTTCTTTATTTGTTGTCTTAGTTTGTATTGTTCTCCAAAGCGCAACCAAAACTCTTGTATAGATATAAGCGTCATTGATACTATGCTATAACTAACATCTATAAGTATATTGTTCCGTGCAAGAATTAAGGATCCTAAAAATAACACGGGATACATAACCCCAGTACCAACTATAGATACCATGACAGAACCCTTTCTTATTATAAATATTA